TATATACATATTGATTTTTAATAAATGGTAATAATTTATTAATATAACTAACTAAATAAGGGTCATTTGTTTTATCTATAAATATTGTGTTGGTAGTTGTTATTAAATCAACAATATTATTAATAATTTCTTCAGTTGTTATAGGATATAAAATTTTTTCTGCTAATGTTTCAAAATCATATGTAGTAAAATAAAAACCATTTTTTGTTCTACCCACACGCCCTTTTCTTTGTAATGCATTTGGTAATGCAATTTGTTTTTCTTGAAGCTTACTTTTAAAAGTATCATAATCAAATATATTTTTCTTTTGTTTTCCTGTATCAATTACAAATGATAAATTATCAATAGTAATACTGGCTTCAGCAACATTTGTTGAAACAATTATAAATCTTGAATATTCTCCATTATAATATATTTCTTGTCTATCTTTCATATCTTTATAATTTTTAATATCATTCATTACAAAATTTTTGTCAAAATTTATTTTATTTACTTTCATATCTTGAATATCCTTTTTTAATTCATCATCTAATTCAGAATAAAAAGGAAGAGCTAAAATATTAGTATAACTATCATTACTATTTATTTGTTTAACAACATCCATAATTTCTGTTGCTCCAGTTTGAAATAATAAAACATTACCTTTATCAGGATGACTAATAATATATTTATCTAATATTGTCATATAATCATCACCTTCTTTAAATGGTGTTTGTTTTATATCATAATTTGTTGTTTGAAATGGTGCTGACATATGAATTCTTTTATCAACAAAATATCTATTAAATAATATTCCTTCTTTCATTTTATTTTTATTATAAACACTTAATGGGTATTTGTAATTATCATCAATCTTACTATAATAATTTCTATAAATAATTTCATCATATTCCATTGTAGCACTAATAATTCCAAGTGTTATTTGATTATTTATATAAACTGCGAATTTTACTAATGTTAAAATAATATTCATATTAACACTATTTTCATGTGATTCATCAACTAATAACATATCATATAAATTAGTATCTTTAATATCATATTTAACCATATCTTTTAAAACATAATTAGTCTTTAATTCTGATAATAATGAACCATCCGTAGTAAATCTTAATGTTAAATGTGGATAATTATCAACAATTTTTTCTTTTGATGTTTTATATTGAATATAATTAACATATTTTTTTACAAGTTTATTTCCATCTAAACCTAAACTATTATTAATTCTATTAGCATTACCGATTGTTGGACCAATTCTTGGCTGAGTGCATATTACAATGGCGTAATTATTATAATTAATAATTTTTTGGGCGTACAACATCATAAAAGGATATACTGATGATTTACCAGCACCTGTGGCTCCTGTGACATACATAACACGATTGTGTATAAAATGATGAAATTGTTGAATTTGACAAATCCAATTACCACCAAAATTAGTATACCAAGTGCTATTTATCATATTATTTAAACTATCTTCATTATATTTTTCATTATTTACAAAATTATAAGAATTTATGTAGTCATTATTTTCTTTATGTTTAAATAAATTTTCTTTAATATAACTTCTCCATTTGCCACCATCTTTATCTTTGTCGGGCATTAAATTTTTATCACTATTTACTGGATTATAAACAAAATATGTAAATATACCATTAAAGACTAATGTTTCAAAAATAATAATAGGAATTGTTGTATTATTATCATTTGTATTAGATAATTTTGTATTAATATCATTTTGTAATTCATTAATTTCATTAGGAGATTTATTAGGATAAAGACGCTTTAAATTACCTTTTATACTAAACCAATTAATAGAATTTAATTTTTTAATAAATTCTTCTTTCGCATTATCAGTTAATTCATTCCAACTTGATGAAATTGAATATGAAACAAAATCATTATTTTTTTGATAATTAACTAATGATTTAAAATAATTATAAAATGTTTTAAGTGTCATATCAGGATTTTTATTTTGAAATTTATTTAAATAATTTTGTGTGGTTTCAATATTTATATGTTCTTCTTTATTATAAAAATAATCATTCATACAAATATTTCCATACCAAGTATATTTAAACTGTTGAATACATTCAAATATATAATTATATATATTGTCAAAATTAATATTCTTATCGTTAAATAATAATTTTAAACAATGTATTTGTTTATCTTCATTTGTTTCAAAGAATTCACCAAAATCTTTATCAATATTTTCTTTATCAAAATCTTTAGTATTAAAATTATTTTTAATACAATTTTTAACTATTTCTTTTACTTTATTAATTTCTCCTTTTTTATAATTGTAGTAAAATAATAACAATGATTTAATTTTAAGAATATTATTTTGATTACCTAATTCTTCCCATTTAATTAAAACTTTATTATATTTTTTAGATTGTTTAAAATTATCTAAATCAACAGTAGTTATATCTAAAATATCTAAATAATTACATAACCAAACTATATTAGGTAATATAATATTATTATCATATGTATCATAAATCATCCATTTAATTTTTTTAATATCATCATATAGAAATTGTTTAATAACACCATATATAGTATCATATCCAATTTTACAATTAAATTTACTAAAAGTATTAAGTTTAAAGAGATTATTAAAATTTTCAAATTCCTTACTATTTTTATAATTTTTTTTTGTATAAGGAAAAATATTAATCCAATTTGCTAATAATTTACCATTAATTTTATATAAAGTTTGTTTTATTAAATTTAATGAATTTTTAAAATAATCTTCTTTATTAACTTGTGAATGGTCTATATAATATGTTGATTTAAAAATAGTTTTTGCGTTATTTGTTGAATTATTAAATATTTCATTTAAATCATTAAGTTTATTACTATCATTAAGTTCATAATATGGGAATAATAGAATAAATAAACTCATAATATCTAAACATCTATTTAATAAAAGTTGGTCTATAAAATGTTCATTATAATAATATTTAGAAAGTTCATTTATAGTTAGTTTTAAATATTTAATTATTAATTGTTTATCATCATTATTAAGTTTAATAAAATTTTGATTAATTAAAGTATTTAATTTATTATTAATAATTATAATATCATTATTATTCATTATATTTATATTATAAATATAATATATATTTTATAATAGATTATGAATGAAGATGAAGAAAATCCTTATAAGATATTTAATAATAGAAAATTTTTTTTAAATAAAATATATGGAATAGAAACATTTAAAGATGTGATTAATTATATAAATAATAATAACTTACCAATTCTTACACAGGATAGAATATTGGATTTTACTTTTAATGTTTTTATTAATGATGACAGTTTTCCAAATGAAGAATATATTAATATGGTTAAAAAATGTTATGTAAAAATATATAATAAAAAATTAAAAAATAAAGAATTAAAAGATATTATAATGAAATATAAACATAAGAATAATAATCATTCATTAAATTATATTTTACATAGTTTAAAATAAATTATAGTATTATTTATATAATGACTATTGTTTATACAATGCCACCAATTAATTATCCAAGATTATATTTTAAATCATATCCCAGAACATATTTTACTGACCCTTTAGTTAATAAACTTATGAATTTATTTAATGTTACTAAAAAAGATACAACTGATGCTGATTGTTTAAAGAATTCAATATTTTTATATGATAATCCTCTTGTATATAATAATAGAAATGTTAAATTGAAATATTCATATCCATCTCTTGAAAATGATAAAAAGGTTATTAAAACAATTGTTAAATATTATTATTATAAATTATTAGATAAATATATTCAAGATAATATGTATGATTTATTAGGATATTTAAAAGTTGAAGGTGATGATGTTGAATTTATTAAATCAATGAAAGAGTATAAAGATGATATTCAACCATCATATAAAGATTTATTAAAGATGAAATTTATTAAAGATAAAATGTTAAGTAGAAGATTAGTATATAAATTATTAAAAATGTTTAATAAGAAAGTAAATGGAAAATGGTATAAACTCGGTGAAACAGATATTGAAGAATATGTTGTTAAATTTTTACATAAAAAGTTAAAGGAATTGTTTGAAAGTCAAGTTAAAGGTTAAATTAGTTAGAATAAGCAATACTACATTTTAAGCTCATTTGATATACTATATTTAATTTTTTAATACATTAAAATTATAATTATCTTTTTTTAATTTATTATTTATTGATAGTAATGAATAATGATATATTATTAGTTGTAAAAAAAAATCTAAATATTTTATATTATATTTATTTTTAATATCTTTTTTTAATTTATTATTAAAATTTTTAATGTGTTATAATATCATAATCTTTAAAATTATCAACATATTTTTTATTACACTTAATAGTTTTAAGTTTTTTAGGAAATTTTTTTATTTTTAATTTATAATTTTTTAATTCTAAATATTCTATTGAATTTGGAAGATTATTTATTTCTTTTTTATAATTATAAATATATATTTTTTTAATACTATTAGGTAAATTATCTAAATTTAAATTAGTTTTATATATTTTTAATTCTTCAATATTATTATGTAAATTATCTATTATATATTGATTATCACAATAATACATAGTTAAACTTTTAACATTTAAAGGAATAATTATTTTTTGATTAAAATTATTACCAAAAGTTAAATGTGTTAAATTAATATTATTTGATAAATCTATTTCTTTATTAAAACAAAACTTAAAAGTTAAATGTGTTAAATTAATATTATTTGATAAATCTATTTTTTGATTAAAATTCCGTCCAAAAGTTAAATGTGTTAAATTAATATTATTTGATAAATCTATTTTTTGATTAAAATTACGGTCAAAAGTTAAATGTATTAAATTAATATTATTTGATAAATCTATTTCTTTATTAAAATAACAATAAAAAGTTAAATGTGTTAAATTTATATTATTTGATAAATTTATTTTTTGATTAAAATAAAATCCAAAAGTTAAATGTGTTAAATTTATGTTATTTAATAAATCTATTTCTTTATCAAAATTTTTTCTAAAAGTTAAATGTGTTAAATTAATATTATTTGATAAATCTATTTCTTGATTAAAACACAATCCAAAAGTTAAATGTGTTAAATTAATATTATTTGATAAATCTATTTCTTGATTAAAACACAATCCAAAAGTTAAATGTTTTAAATTAATATTATTTGATAAATCCATTTCTTTATCAAAATACCATCCAAAAGTTAAATGTGTTAAATGAATATTATTTGATAAATCTATTTCTTGATTAAAACAATGTCCAAAAGTTAAATGTGTTAAATTAATATTATTTGATAAATCTATTTCTTGATTAAAAGCATCTTCAAAAGTTAAATGTGTTAAATTAATATTATTTGATAAATCTATTTCTTGATTGAAATCCCATTTAAAAGTTAAATGTGTTAAATGAATATTATTTGATAAATCTATTTCTTGATTAAAATTTCCTCCAAAAGTTAAATGTGTTAAATTTATATTATTTGATAAATCTATTTCTTGATTAAA